TGCGCGAGCGGTATATTTTTGGAGATAAAAGGAGGCCGCCTAGCTGTTGCAAAACACCAGCTAAACGGCTTGTTGTAAGCCCCATAGAGGCCCGATCTCAACCCTAGTGGACTAGTAGTCGCGGGATTTTTCGTTTTCATCCGGGACAATCCTGATATGGTATCCTCTGCGCTCCAATTCGTGCGCAACGACGAAGAGAAGATAGGGCTATTTATAAGTTACTAGAGTTACGAATTGCTGAGCCCCGCCCATTCCTTTTTCGTCAGAGGGCATGACTTTAACGTCGAGTATCGATAATCCGTTATCTTGCATCTCATTTAATACCGCATTCATTTGATCATTATATTTTGGGTCTGGCCCAAATGTCATACCCCTGTACGTATTTCCAAAGCTGCGGAAGAGCATAACATGGATACGCCCATCAGAAACAGGGATGCGATCCAATGCTTTTTTTGCCTGCACTTTTGCTGTCTCTTCACGCTGTTTTTTAAATGGCATTGTCTCTCCTTTTCATCAAATTGCTTTCAGATATTTATAGCTCTTTTGGGATCATATCGCCCTATCAATTACAGCAGCGGCACGTTTTTTCGCGTCGGTTTTGCGTCCCAAGCGCGTCCCTAATCGCTCTTGTTGGTGTTGTCGCTGCCGTTACGCTATGTATAATCCCTGCTAGATTGCGTTACACGGTGTTACTGTTGTTAACAACTCTATGGTCTCGATAGAAGCGCAAAGACAAATGGGCAGCTAGACAGCATGCATAATATTTTCTCGTCCCAATTTGTCCTTAGTATCAGCAAACGGGTGCTTCGAGTATGCCTCGGTGACGGCGTCGGCGAACAGCTCCCAATCGGGCCTATCGTAGTGCTGGCCAGTCACACCTTCGCCGACGTGGCCCATAAGCTTCTCGGTGATCCACGGTGGCAAGCAGAGGACCCACCGATTGTAAGTCTGCCAAGAGTTGCGTAAATTGCGAAATGGGTGGGCCTCATAGCCGCTTGAAATAAAGCGCTTCCAAGCCAAATTCAGAGTTACCTGAGAGCATAATTCACCGAAGTTATTGGTCAGATACCCGAATTCAGCCGTCTTTGCTATCTCGCCGATACGCACGCCCATGGGGCCCGGGATTACGGCGCTGCGATAGCTCCACTTGTTTTTTAGCGTGTCCGTTGCTTTACCGAAGTTATTAATCTGTTTATTGATCGATACTACAGCAGCCTCTACGCCGTGCATCTCTACCATACGCACGTCACGCCCTGTAGCGCCGAGCGCCTCACCGACACGGCATCCGCCAAAAGCGGCGAGTATGTACGCCGCTTCCCACCATTCCCCGCTGCATCCATGCCACATCTCAACGAGTTGGTCAACAGACCATATACCTTTGTCCTGGTCTTTCTGCTTTACGGGCATCTCAAACTTGACGTTAAGCTTATTCGTCTCAATGATCTCATACTTTACCGAAACGTCTACTATCTGTTTTAACAGACGTAATGAGATAAGAGCGATTCCTTTATTGAGCCCATCAAGCCAGTTTTGCACGTCGAGCGGCTTGATGTTGTCGACTGGCACATCCTTCCATCGTTTGCTTATATGCGCCGTCCAAGCACTCATATACGTACTCTCTGAGTGGGCAGACATTTTCCCGTTTTCAACTTTCTTGTTGAACGCCGGTACTATCCACCGCTCCCAGCACTCACCGACAGTCGGACATGGGGCGTCTTGGGTGTGCTCGATGCGGAGCTCAGCAAGACGATCATATGCCTGCTTACGCGTCCCGCGGACGGTCTCAGAACATCTTTTGTACACCCCGTCTACAGTCGCCCAGTAACGCAGACGGTAGCGCTTACCTTTCTCAATTGCCGTCACAGAGCCCCAGTCTGCACGCTGTTGCTTACGTTGTGACATAATGGCTTTGGCCTCCTCATCGTGGTCATACTCCCGTGGTCTTTGGTGGATTGCACGGGAGTTATTTTTTAGACAAGTTTTACAGAGTTAAAGATATGGTCAGCATTTTTTTCTGACTGCTCGCCTGTGTTGGTGTAATCGAGGTGTACATATTCAGAATCAGTAGCGTAAAAAACAAATTCGTATTCAGAGTATTCTGTATTGCTTGTAGATGAAGTTGTCGTTGCGGTCATATACCCACTTATGGCAGGGTATAGCCCAATAGTTGACTCTTCTAGATCTGTATAAGAAAAAGAGTCAGTGATCCCATTAGAATCAGCTGACCAATCTTTCATAATATTTTTAAGCTTTTTCTTTTGTTCAGATTCAGACAAAGAAGATTTTTCAGTGCCCTCACTTACTAAGACATAATCCCCATAGCTATATGTGTTGTCACTTAGTTTGCTGTATTCCCATGCCCAAATATTACGGACTTCAAAAGAGTAATTGTCGCGTGTGATACGCACCCAAGCGTTAGCAGTAACGCTAAAAACAACGAGAGCGATAGACACACAACCGATAATAGAACCAATTATCAAAGAAGGCTTACGGCTTTTTTCACCCCTTGCTGCCCATCGTCTTAATAAGACTACCGATACAATTAACATCCCAGCTATTACTCCACTCATCTTTAATATATTAGAGACCGTCATATCTTCTATATATAGAGTGATTGCGAGTAGGACAACAAGACCAGCAGCGATAGGTATACTCAATTTTTGTATTTTATTTGAGACGTTTATCTTCATGGCTCCTCCTCAACAAGTTTTCTGAACCTTACCACTCGCTGAATTTATTTTACTGGCCTTTCGGCCACTGACCGATGTTTAAGCGATCCAAGAATAGATTTATATACATACAGAACTAGTGTTCGTTTGTCAGTTGTGCGATTCGAAATTATTAGTAAGAGCAAGGAGGTAATCGGGTGAGCAGCCATACAGCTCAACCATGCTGCGGATTACATTTGCCGGAGTCTGACGTTTTCCTTGCTCATAGTTACGAATCGCTTGTACTGATATACCTAAACTGCCAGCTGCCTCGACCTGGCTAAGCTTTTTAAATCTTCGTGCTGATGCCATGTTATTGCCCATTTTGAGCATTAGCCTCTGCTCATCTTTATTTACATTCATAGTTACATACCCCCTAAACGTGGTAGTTGTAATTATATACGTAATAAAATTCCCGTCAATTTTGTCTTGATAAATAACTACGTATGTAGTAATCTGCACTACGTACGGATTGGAGGTGATTAAATGGATGCTAACGCCTTAAAGATATGTCGAGAGCAGGCTGGACTCACACAGGAAAAGGCGGCGTCACTTATCGGATGTTGCGTGAAAACAATATCACGATACGAATCGGGGAAATCATCACCGAAAGCTTTGGTACTTAGAAAGATGGCAAACACCTATAAGTGCTCTGTGTATGAGCTTCTCGACATCCCTAGGCAATGATCCTTAATTTTTTCGGCAAAGAAAATGGCCCACATCTGAATGCTCTGCCAGCGTCGATGTAGACCAAAAAAATCACGAGATAAGGATACCACGATGCTTAAATTCGTAAATAAAGTACCAGAGAAAAACTGTGGTTTTATCACAAAGAGCAAGCCACCGTACTACAACGACCTTATGACTTTCATTGAGTCAGATCGTAAGGCTGCGATTATCGCTATTGATAAGCCTAAGGGCGGTGCATACGACTCGAAAGAGCTCACTAACATCATACGCTCATACATGCAGGCTCACGGCATTAAAGGCATCCGTGCCGCACAGCGTGGAAGCGCTGCCTATCTCATCAAGGATGGTGAGTAGCGATGCTTGACCGTTTGCTCGATGCCAATCAAGTCGCAGAAGAAACTGGCATGTCAACTAGCACTATACGCGACCTCTGGGTGAGAGGAGAGCTGCCATACATACTCCCTCACTGCCGCCAGCGCGGTAAGCGCATCAGAGAGTCAACCCTTAAGCGCTGGATGGATGAGCGCGAATCAGAGTCAATAGCAAGCCATTAGCCCTACTACGCACCACTTTGAAATCTGAATAGGTCATATGAGGCAGACGGGGATAGATGCCAAATACAGTTAGCTTCCGATCCCCATCGCCAGGCTTTTCTCTTCTCGCCAGCAGTCATATTTATAGGGCTGTGCAACCCGCACCACCGGATCACTCCGTCCAATGGCCCTTCGGAGGCAACCACGTAGGGTTTCTCCAAAGTCAAATATGGCGTGTCGTGCTGTATCACGACCTTCGGCCGGCTGTCTTCGGGCTGCCCAAGCCCCGCGGCACTACCGGTTCCGAGAAGACCGCGTCCTCAAAATTGCCTTCAAAGACATCACGCATCCTTTCTTTTTAGGCGATAGATCGGACATCTGCCATTTTATCCCGTCTGTCTCATATGACTTATCCAGATCGGCAAGTGGCCAGCTCTACGCACCACCAGCAACACCCACACGATTGCCCGAAGCTAGCCACGATAGCAGGCTATGCAGAGGCTCGGGGCCATACGAGGCCCGACGGACACCGCCAGAAGCGGACTTCATCGCGAGGAATTGAGCACGGAAACGACAACGTAAACATCAATCTAAGGAGTAACAATTATGGAAGACATTACAACTGAAAATGAAGAGTGCCCATTTTGCCATGGCAAAGGATTACTCATCGATGACCCAGATAATCAAATATTTGCCGAAATCGACAAAGAGGAACAATACCCTCTCCCATATATCTATATCTGGACTGACAAGAGCAATACATCTTTTTATATAAAATATTGTCCAAATTGTGGACGCAAACTGTAGCAGATAAACATCAATGTAAGGAGTAACACCATGCAAGATACAATCACACACCATATCACCCGCTACACCACCGACGGCAAGCATTACGTCACGTCTTGGTTACAAGCTGGCGAGGAGTGTTTCTCGGTGGTCACGGTCGAGATTGAATAACTAGTCAAATAATTGCCCCCGCATGATAGCCGTCACGCAAGGGGCGTAGCCAATACCTTTAAGGAGGTTCAATATGGCTGATCAAAGTATACAACTTTTCAACAACCCCGAATTTGGACAGCTAAGGGCAGTCACCGACGATAGCGGCGAGCCTTGGTTTGTCGCTAAGGATGTGTGCAAAGCGCTAGGGATACGGACAGACTCAATCCACTCTATCCTTGATGATGACGAGGTATCCGAAACCAACCCCAATACTATTGGGGTTGCTGGTGGGCGTAACCCTCTCATAGTCTCAGAGGCTGGGCTTTATGCTCTTGTCCTTAAATCTCGCAAGCCCGAAGCACATGCTTTTCAGCGGTGGGTTACCCACGACGTCCTGCCCGCCATCCGTAAGCGCGGTGGGTATATGGTCGCTCGGCAAGGCGAGACGAAGACGGAGACACTGGCCCGTGCCGTGCTCATCGCGACGGACGCACTCAAGGAAAAAGACGCCCGCATTGCGGAGCTGGAGCCAAAGGCCCTCTTCGCCGATGCCGTTGCCGCAAGTGATGGTACGTGCCTTGTAGGAGAGCTGGCGAAGATGATACGGCAAAACGGCGTCAAGGTCGGGCAGAACCGTCTCTTCGACGTTCTGCGGCAAGAGGGATATCTCGGCACTACCGGAAACAACTACAACGTCCCGACGCAGCGTGCTATGGAGATGGGGCTTTTCCGCATCAAGGAGACAGCGATCACCCACTCCGACGGCCACGTGACCATCAACAGGACCGCGAAGGTCACGGGAAAAGGGCAGCGCTATTTTGTCAACCGCTACACACACCAGGAGGTCATCGCATGACTTACGACTTTTGGTGCGCCGTTGTTATTGTCGGCATGTGTGTAGCCGCTGCGGCTGTAATTGCTATCGTTTATCTGGCATACCATGACATAAAAGATATCAATGATCGAAATAATAGATAGGATTAATCATGCCTATAGCAATATTATTCACGGCAATCGTTCTAGCTGCCGTGATCTGCTTTTACCTCAGTTTGCGTCATAACAGCACGACGATCGTCGGCGACACGGCCATCAACGGAAAACTAACAGAGCACGGCAAGGCTGTGATGCTCATCGGCTGCGCAGTCGCGTCGCTGACTCTTGTCAACTGCCTCACCATCGCGCTGATCGGGGCGTGATGAGATGAGCGAAAAAGATGTTAAACGCAAAAGGGCTATTTCTCGACTCAATAACATAGCTCATATCTTATTGGAGAACGAACAAGACAGACACAACTCAGCCCAAGCTAGTCCCGTATATTACGTTGTTTTAGATAGACGTAAAGAGTTTCGCCCAGAGGGCTATGGAGATGAAACTACATATTTCGATACTGCCACTAATGAAGACTTAGGAGAAATAAGCGACAAAGAGTATAGGATTTTAGAAAAATATGGACGAACAGAAGATATCGAACCTGTGGCGTTTGAATGGGAAGAATTTATAGTCAAAGATCATATGTTCATGACTCGCAAAGAAGCGGACGAATGGATTTCTCTTAATCATCACCATGTCTCGCTGTGGGCACATTCGTTTGCTATGACGGCGCTTGATAGTCCAGTTTATAACGAAGTCGTCAAGGCATTATTTGATTTAGTTGATGATGCCTCATGACACATGTAAAAGGCCGCCGCGTCTACCTCAGCGGGCCTATGACAGGAAAAAATGATTGGAACAAGGATGCGTTTTTCGACGCATCTAATTACCTGATGAGCGAATGCCACGCCTCACCTGCTCTTTATAACCCCGCGTGGTTTGTAGATGGCATTAAGTCTCTCGGGCATAAATACGCGATGTGCTTTTCACTTGAAAACTTGTGCAAGATAGAAACGGAAGACGGTTTAACACCGTATCAATACTTCGATGTACTTGTGAGCCTACCCGGATGGCAATGGTCCTTCGGTGCATGTCTAGAGCGCACTGTCGCCGAAGCGTGCGGCATTGAGGTGTGCGACCTCGAGGACGTGGTCGCATGAATACGAGCAGAAACTACAACGAGTACGTCGGCAGCCCATCAGAATTTAAAATATGTGAGGCAGCACCAGACCCGACAGCGCCGGAGGACCTGAGCACACCGCGGAGAGTTCTCGCTACGGCCATCGTACATGGCGAAAAGCACCGCTGCGTCGTATCCCTCGGTGACCTCTTCGACGAACGGGCGCGCAGCGAGAGAGGTTTCTACGACGTGCGCTACATCGCACGCTACCCGGGGACAGATACGTCAGCTCTCGCGAAATGGCGGCATTTTACGCAGCAGATTTGGGGGTGCGGCAATGACAGATAAAGAGATGAGCCGTGACCTGTGCTTTTTTGTACCGTCAAACCGTGTCGACAAGCGAGGATGCCCTCTTGGCATGGACGGGCTCAACGAGATAATCCGTCAGGCACGCGGCAACAGATTCGGGGCCGCGAGGTCAAAGACCGACGCTTCGGAGCACGTCGCAACCTATGCCAAGCTTGCAGCACATGAGCAGGGATGGAGCATGCCAAAGGGACACTGTTCGGTCGTGCTCTCCTTTGTGGAGCCATCGACGAGGCGTGACCCTGACAACATCTTCGCGGGCGCCAAGTACATCCTCGACGGCCTCACCGCAAGGAGCGACACGGGCGCAGGAGTAATCCGAGACGACAGCCAGAGGTGCATCACACTGCGCTGCGTCGTAGCAGATCACATAGACAAGGAGCACCCGGGAGTCTGGGTGCGCATCAAGGAGGATTAATCATGGACAATAAATCGACGAGCATTGTCGGAGTAGATATGCACGTTGACCCCGATTATCTCGAGAAAGTTGTACACGAAACTGTTGTAGCTGGAGTATCGGCAGCTCTTAATGGCAAAGATGAAATTGTAAGCCAGCTAGTACATGACGTCTTGACAACTAAAGTCGATAGGCAAGGGAGAATATCGTCGTATCCCAGAGACAATGATCAGACTCTCCTTGAATATTTAGTGAGCAAAGAGCTCGAGTCTGCCGCACAAGAAGAAGTCAAGAACGAAGTTGAGAAAGCTCGCCCTAAGCTTAAGAAGAAAATCAGAGAAGAAATCAAAAAAGAATCCACTACGGATAAATTAGTTGAATCATTTTTAAACGCAGTTACTGACGCTGTCGGCGATAGCTGGCGTTGCAGCATCAAATTCGAGGGCGAGGAATAGAAATGAAAAAGATTTATATAGTGCTAAACAACCATTACGAAAAGGAACCCGCATTTGCTATTGATACCAAGGAGGACGCAATAGCGCTTGCAACAAATCTATACGGAGAGGAAAACGCAGATAGAATGATTGCCGAAATCCCATATATAGAAGAGGTATCTGTTACATGGGGCAGCACAGGGATAGAGGTAGCAGGGCTCAACGTCAAGGAGGTGCCCTGCTAATGAGCGATCCACAGGAGGTAAAGGCCACAGTCATTGAGCCGTGCGACAAGCTAGATGTGCAGCATGTAGATGTCCCCGACGTCGTGAGCAATGTTGAGGCTGTAAAGGCATGGGTAGATGGAGAGCTCGCCAAGTATGGAGCCTTTGAGATCCCCGACGAGGACAGCTATAAAACTGCCAAGGCGCAGCGGGCTGAGGTCCGTAAGCTCAAGAGCGCCGTGGACGCGGAGCGCAAGCGCGTCAAATCCGCCTACGATCGCCCGCTAAAGGCCTTTGAGGCGCAGGTTAAAACCATCACAGGGCCGATTGACAAGCTTGACGGCGCGATGAAGGAGCAGATCAGCGCCTACGAGGAGCAGTGCGAGCAGGCGCAGCGGGCAGACCTCGAAGAGTACTACACCGACATGGCAGGCATCATCGCCGACTCGCTGCCGTACTGTGAGCTTGCAAGGATCAAGGACCCCAAGGGAAGCTGGCTCAAACGTTCAAATTTTACCAAGGCAGAGGCTGAGATCGGACATACACTCGGCGACATCAAGGGCGTACTCGAGACGATCGACATCATGGACTTGAGCGACGACGAACGCCGCGACATCAAGGCAGACTACCTAAGCTGCTTGGACTTTACAGCAGCTGGTAAGCGCATACAGGAGCGCCGAGACGCCCAGGAGCGCGTGATGGAGCTTGAGGCACAACAAGCCGCGATACGCGATGCGCAGCGCAGGCCAGTACAGCCGGAGCCGGAGCCAGTGCAGGCAGCGCCGGAGCCATACGTTTCCGATCCTGGAGCAAAACCAGCGCCGCATCGCGTCACATACGCGATCATTATGCCATCTCAGCAGGTAGGAGGCCTGAGCTCCGAAGAATGCAACATGATAATAGATGTATTTAAGCGCTACGGATTTCACGGGACTAAAAGGGCGGAGGTACGTTAATGGCTAGCGGGATTGTTAAATATCAAGCGAGCGACGGTCAGGAGATCACGCTATCCCCGCAGATCGTCGCCAAATATATAATCACAGGAAACGCGCAGGCAGATGACAAGGACGTCTACTCGTTTATAGCTAAGTGCAAGGCGCGCAGGCTCAACCCTCTCGCGGGTGACGCCTACATGACCGTTTTTAAAAATCACGATGGAGGCACATCGGCGAGCGTCATTGTCTCAAAGGATTATTTTCTACGGACAGCGACAAGCAAGGACAACTTCGACGGTTTTAAAGCTGGTGTTGTCGTAGCGAACAAGCACACAGGCGAGCTTACCTACCGCGAAGGTTGCATCGTCGGATCTAACTCCGAAGCTCTCATTGGAGGCTGGGCTGAGGTTAGTGTCAAAGGACGCAGCGTGCCGTCTCGCTCTGAGGTGTCCCTCAATGAGTACGATCAGCACCGTAGCTTGTGGAAATCCAAGCCCGCGACGATGATACGCAAGGTGGCACTTGTGCAGGCGCTACGCGAGGCATACCCGGGCGAGTTCGGCGGAGTGTACGACAGCGACGAAATGGACGATCAGCCAGAGCCACCGATACAGACAACTGCACAGTTGACAGACCAGCCGCAGCCAGAACCAGCACCGCAGCAAACAGAGCCGGAAGTCTACGAAGAGGATCAGGACTTTTAAATGAGCAGCAATATAAATCGTGTCATGCTATCGGGCTATCTCACACGTGACCCCGACTTACGATCAACAACAAGTGGCATGCAGATCCTCGACTTCGGGATTGCCGTGAATGACCGTAAAAAGGACAGCAGCGGGCAATGGATCGACGTACCTAACTTCATTGACTGCGTAATCTTCGGCGCACGAGCCGAGGCGCTCTCACGCTTTTTAAGCAAAGGCAACAAAGTGGCGCTATCGGGACGCCTGCATTACAGCGCGTGGGAAAAAGACGGGCAGAAACGTAGCAAGCTCGATGTGATCGTCGATGATGTGGAGCTCATGCAGGGAGGCAAGCAGCAGACGGCACAAGCCTCACAAGCAAAGGTCACACGGCAGGCATACGCGGCAGCGCAGCAAGCTCCATCTCGAGATGTATACGATGAAAATATTCCCTTTTGATAAATAATTTAACTAGCCACTAACCAAATAAAACGCTAGAAGGCCTGCGGAGACGTGGGCCTCACTCATAAGGAGCGAGGATGCGTTTGAAATGGAATGACGATCTTGGCTGTTTCGAGAAGGAATACGTGCCGATGGCTAAGGCCGAGTACGATCTGCAGTTTGAGGAGCTCCACCACCGTGACGGCTGCTACGACTGCGGGAATCGAGATACATGCTGGTCAGCGAGTAAGTTGGGGCTGCCCTGCGAAGACTGGGAGGAAGACGATGGGACCAATTGAAAAAGAGCTAAGGCGCTATACAGATGTGTTAAAGACGACAAATTTTGATTATAATAATATTGCTGATAAATTAGACATAAATTTATGGTCGTACCATGCTTGTTTTCATTGTGATGCAGTTGTACTTGCACTTCTTGATGAACTAGATGAAGGGCGCAATAGTAAAATCCTTCCTCCTGTTGACGCTGATGGCATACCTTGGACGGGGGATGAGGTTAAATTTATATCACCTGATGGAAGTTCTCATTTTTTAAAAGTAATCAGGACGGTGATTGTAGATTGTAATAATAACAAGTATCCAGCTTCTTCCTGCTCCCACGTCAAGCCAAAGCGCAGCCTTGAAGAGATAGCACGGGATATTGATAAAAAGTTCCAAAACAAAGATGGATGGGATGTTAGTGGTTTAATATCTGAGCTGCATGAATACTTGGCTGATGATTCCGATGATCAATCATGAGATATATCTCGACATTCAGCGGCATAGAGGCCGCAAGCGTTGCGTGGATTCCGCTCGGCTGGGAGCCACTTTGCTTTTCTGAGATAGACAGTTTCCCTAGTGCGGTGCTTGCTGAGCACTTTCCGCAGGTGACAAATCTAGGAGACATCACACAGGTAGATTGGAGTGATTACTTTGGCAGTACAGATGTGCTTGTCGGAGGCAGCCCCTGCCAGTCTTTTAGCGTCGCAGGAAGCAGGACTGGGCTTCTTGGGGCAAGTGGACTCATGTGGGAGTATGTGCGAGCAGTTCGCGATGTCATGCCTCGAGTCTTTGTCTGGGAGAACGTCCCGGGAGCGCTCTCAAGCGCAAAGGGCAACGACTTCCGATGCCTGCTCGAAAGCATGGATGACCTCGGGTATGGTTTGGCATGGAGAGTGCTTGACGCGCAATTTTTCGGAGTGGCCCAGCGACGCCGCCGTGTCTTTCTTGTCGGATGTTTTAGAGACACAAAACGTGCCGCAGAAATACTCTTTGAGCAGGAGGGCATACGCTGGGATAATCCGTCGAGTCGCGACAAGAGGGAAGAGCTTGCCGGATCCGCTAAAGAGCGCGTTGGAAGCACGTTTGCAATAGCTGGGAACATTATAGGGCGCAAGCCTGAAAGCGGTGGGCACCAGCTTGGGATTGAGGCTGACGGGGCTTGCTACACGCTCACCGCAGCCGACAGGCATGCCGTCTGCATGGCTGATGACAACGCCCACGCTGCTATAGACGTAGATATGTCAGGCACTCTCAAGGTCTACGGCTCCGCTCCGATAGTGGCATACGACTACGTGGTACGCCATCTCATGCCGATTGAGTGCGAGCGGCTCCAGGGCTTTCCTGACGGATGGACCGATGTCACCTATAAAGGCAAACCAGCACCTGACACAAGGCGCTACAAGGCCATAGGCAACTCGATGACCGTGCCGGTCATGCGCTGGATTGGACGCAGGATAGAGGCCACATCATGAGATACAACCCTGAGCTTGGCTGCTACGAAATCACCGAGATAGACATGCGCCGCGAGGAGTTTACACACTCGGACGGCTGCTACAACTGCGCAAACGCTAAATGTTGCTGTGAAGCCACGAGTCTAGGGTTTGCGTGCGAAGACTGGGAAAGGAGCGAAGATGAGTGATAAATGCCCGTACTGCCAAGGAGGCGAGCCTGTGCTGAATGACTGCGATAACGGCGGCCCTTTAGTCTGCGTTGATAACAAAGAGCCGTCATTAACCGTGTCAACAAAGGACTACGACTACGAAATCACTATCAATTATTGCCCTATATGCGGGCGAAAGTTAGGTGATAATAAATGAAGCATAAGAAATGCCCGTATTGCAACGGGCCAAATAATAAAAGAGCTAGCAAACAAAACATTGATTATGAGCGAACAGCTGATTTTTATCTTTTAGATTATGGGGATGAGACTAGATTAGTCGTTGAACTTGAAGACGATGAGTCTAGTACCGTAATAAGCTACTGCCCGATGTGTGGAAGAAAACTGTCATGAGCAATCTTAAAAACCTAACTGATGATGACCTCAGCGACGGCTCTAGCTACCCCGAGCCCGATTGGTGGAGTGACGGAGATGACGGCATGGAATGAATAAATCACGAAGTATTAATCACAATTGCGCGCATGATATCGCCGTCTTCCGAGACGGCGTTTTTGTACGCACGATGACAACGGCGGAGATCAAGGATGCCTACGGGATCCGAGAGGCCACGCTGCGATCGAAGATGGCGCACGGGACCCCGTGGCATGGCCTCTATTTCATCGATCTCGATGACTGGCCGCGCGGCGTATGCCCCGGATGCATCCTCGAGTGTGAGCGCCCGTGGCCCTGCTCAGCCGCCGTGCGAGCCTTCACGAAACGGTACCGGCACCACCGTGGTAATAAACCTATTGATATAACGGAAGGAGGTGTAGAACCGTGAGCAAACATCGCATGTTTAGCCAGCAGATCATAAATTCAGACGCCTTTCTAGACATGCCTCTATCAGCACAAGCCCTTTATCTGCATCTAGGGATGTCGGCAGATGATGATGGGTTTATAAACAACGCAAAAAGCATTCGCCGTCAAATTGGGGCAAGTGAAGACGACTTGAAACTTCTAATCGCAAAACGATTCTTAATTCTGTTCGATGATGGCGTCTGCGTAATCAAACACTGGAATGTCAACAACTTGATTCGCAAAGACAGGCGCGGCAGGACTACATATAAAGATAAATTAAAATGTTTAGATATTGATGAAACGGGGAATTATCATCTCTCAGAAAACGGGTGTCTACCTGCATTTGCAGAAAAAAGCGGACAAATGACGGACATTGTCAGACAAAATCCGTCACATGACGGACAAATGACGTCAAATGTCTGCCTAAGCGAAAGCGTAATCGTAAGCGAAGATAAGAAAAGAGAGAGTGAAGAGAAAAAATCGCGTTCGCGATTTACGCCACCAACACCACAGCAGGTCCGAGATTACGCAAGCGAAAAGGACCTTGCCATCGACGCCGACCGCTTCTGCGATTTCTACGCCTCAAAAGGGTGGAAGGTCGGGAGTAGCTCGATGAAGGACTGGCAGGCAGCGGCGAGGAACTGGGCAGCACGAGACCGGAAAGGAGGAGCTGATGCTAAAGCAGCAGACAGAGCAGCTAGAGCCGCTAAGTACGCAGCTTACGGATAGGCTTAGACGTTCGGGAATCCCTGAGCGCTATTGGACTGCACACACCGGCTACAAGCTTCCGACCGAAAAAGGTAGGGGGCTTTACTTTTTTGGAAGGTCAGGACGCGGAAAAACACATGCGGCCTGCGCTATCGCACGACAATGGCTAGAGCTTCCAATCCGCATGGTCGATGGACGCGGCGTTTACGTCTGCGACCAGTGGAGGACGTGCCGCTTTGTTGTCGCCGAGACGCTAGAAGCGCAGGTAAAGTCCACATACGGACGGTACGGCATGAGCGAGGACGACCTGTTCGAGAGCCTAGCTGGAGTGGATCTGCTAGTGCTCGACGATCTGGGCCGCCAGAGACTCAGTGCCTGGGAGGCCTCCACGATCTATAGGGTCATAAACGACCGCTACAACGCCTTGCGCCGCACGGTCGTGACGAGCAACTACAGCATCTCCGGCCTTGCCGCCCGTATCGAGGAGCAAACAGATACAGAGATGGCGGAAAGCCTTGCCTCTCGTATCGCCGGGATGTGCGATGCGGTTGAGGTCAAAGGCAAAGACCTGAGGCTCAAAGGAAATGAGGACAGATGAGCGATACGCACAGCGCAAACAAGAGGATGCCACGACCTTGTGTCGTAGATGGAAAGCCCTGCACGTGCCACCTGCTTTACGTGAGCTGCTGGACGCACGGAGGGGGCCTGATGATCGGATCGCTTCCGGCTGGTCAGGAGTCAATGGCCTTAGCACTCATCGAGAGAAGCGACGGAAGCCTCGCTGCCGTCAATGCACTAAGCGTGAGGTTTACCGATGCAAAAGGAGATGGAAGCGTATGAGCCAGGTGTTAGACGTTGCTTGTGGCGCGAAGGCGTTTTACTTCGACCATAGCGACCCTCGCGTTACCTTCTGCGACGTTGATCCGCGCGACCTTACGCTCTGTGATGGGCGGCGCTATGTGGTCTCGCCTGATGTAGTCGCAGATTTTCGCGCATTGCCTTTTGGCGATGAGAGCTTCGACACCGTTATTTTCGACCCGCCCCATCTCATCCGCGGGCAAGGATGGCAAGCTCAGAAGTACGGCGTGCTTAGAAGCGATTGGAAATCTGAGCTGAGAGACGGGTTTGCCGAATGCTTCCGTGTGCTCAAACCAACAGGCGTACTGGTTTTCAAGTGGTCAGACGTCCAAGTGCATCTCTCGGAGATTCTCCCTCTTGCACTACCTCACAGACCGCTGATAGGCAACAAGAAGGCAAAGACATCAGGCACCCATTGGGTGCTTTTTCTTAAGGAGGCCAGATGAACGCAGGTGAAAGGTATCTCATAAGTTACGTATGTGCTAAGGACTACCGCAGAGCACGTGTACAGGCGAAGTCTATCCTCGAGCATATCTCTACGGCAAAGGATGCATCGTTTCGTGACTATCAGCTAAAAAAGCTCGCAAAAGACGAAAGCTTGGAGGTCCCAGACCAGCTCAAGGGCTTAATTACGCTTGAAGACAGCTCGAAGTTTAATAGCGATCTGTTTCTGGCACGGAAAGACGATACAGACGCAGTAGACAGGCTCATGAAATGCCTAAGAGCTTCTGAGGCGCTCTCTGATCTCGGCATCGCATACGCTCCGACGCTGCTCCTTTACGGTGTAAGCGGGACGGGAAAGACGACGCTTGCACGATATGCGGCCTACCTCATTGGACTCCCTTTCATCCGAGTAAGGTTCACGGGCCTGGTAGAGTCGTACCTTGGTAAAACGCAGAAAAACGTACAGAAGGTTTTTGATTTCGCACAGGAAAGGCCTTGCGTCCTTTGCTTCGATGAGCTCGATGCCGTGGGCCTTCAGCGCGGCCAGGCAGACGATGTAGGCGAGATGAACAGAGTCACAATCGCGATCATGCAAGAGATGGACGATATTCCAAACGGCATGGTTGTCATCGGTACGACTAACAGGCGAGACATCATAGACCCAGCGCTTGCTCGTAGATTTTCTTTTGATCACGAAGTCAAGGCTCTAACGCTTGATGATGTATGCATGTTTACCATGAAATTTTTAACACATGTTGGATTACCAGAGGCATACGCAGCCAATATCGTCGCTCCGTATGCAGACGGTAGCCCTACTGCTTCATCTGTGATAGGAGCGTGCACGGAGTTTGCGGTCTCGCATATCGACGAGTGCAGGAGGGTTGATGCCAGATGACCGGATGGAATGCTCGCGAATGGCTTGACGGCGTACGTGAGGCCGTCCGTGTGCTTGAGGTGGAGCAGCAAGCCCGCAAGCTGCGGCGCGAGTCGTGCCTTGCTATCTCTGATCCGCTGGCTCACGACATGCCGGGCTTTGGCTCATCTGACCCGATGGGCCGCGTCGATGAGCTTGTGGATGACGAGGCGGGATATGCCGAGCGCATGCAGCAGCTAGGAGTGGAGGTTGCGGACTGTCGCGCTGTGGTGGCAGGGCTGCACAAGGCGGGCATGGATGATGAGGCCTACGCTGTGGAGCTGCACGTGCTGCACCGTATGAGCTGGCCTGATGCAGCGGAGAGCGCGTCTCAAAGTGTGGCAACGATACGTCGCCGCTATGATGTGGCTTGTGATGTTCTGCAGACGGTCGGGCTATCACGTGCAAAGGCGGGGGACTTTAGCCGCATACAAGCAAGCACTACGATATAGCCGAGGGCTTCCACAGTGCCTCTATTTGGCACGATCATATACATGCATGAGTATTTGCCCATTAGGCATATTGCCTAGCCTTAAAACGTCTTAAAATCGTTCACGTGTTTGCTGACTCCCTGTGAGCCAGGGACACACAGCGCATAAACTTTTCTATATATCCGATTAAATAAAATAAATATACATTATAAAAGTTGAGCAGCAATGAGCAGCAATGAGCAGCAATGAGCAGCTTTGCTATATAAAACTTGTGAGATGATTACCGTGGTTGATTTGGCGGAGCAGGTCCTACTTCTCTCCACCTGATTCGCACACGAGCCTCAAGCTTTGAACGCTTGGGGCTTTTTACTTTATACGGAAGAGTAGCCAAGTGGATGAGGCACCAGTCCTGAAAACTGTTAGGCCATGTGGCCTCGTGAGTTCGAATCTCACCTCTTCCGCCATTCTATGGAGATCACGGGAGTAGGCGTCCCAAGCTGCTCGCTAAGCAGTCCGTCTGTCACAGGCGCGTGAGTCCGAGTCTCACGGTCTCCGCCTATCTAGTCGATCGGAGCATCCATGCCGCATCGTAAGCATACCGAGCCTGAGCACGTTCCGTGTACGATCACCGTTGAGGCAGCGCTTGCTGCTAAGGCTAAGCGTGCAGGGCGTGGCTCTCGTGCGCGGCGTGTGCTGCGCGAGCTGCGGAGGATGCGTCGTGGGATATGATCCTGAGCTTGCGCGCAGGCTTAAGGCTGAGCGGGAGAGGGACGGGCACAACCGCAAGTTCTACAAGTCTGCGGCATGGCGGGCACTCCGTGCTCGCGTGTTGGCAGAATTTCATGGCGAGTGCCAGGACTGCCTGGCTAAGTCTCCTGCACGATATACTCCAGCGACATGCGTACACCACGAGCAGCATGTCGATACGCATCCGGGGTGGGCACTGTCGGAGACATATGTCGGGCGTGATGGCAAGCAGCGGCGCAACCTCGTGCCGCTTTGTCATGCGTGCCATGATCGTAGACATGGGCGCGACCCGGGTAGCTTCATCGCAAAGAGCAAGCCGCTCACTGAGGAGAGGTGGTAGCAGTGGCTGAGACTAAGACCACGACACGCAGGAGGGCAGCCAAGCCTAAGGCTAAGCCTACGGGCAAGGAGCTGCGGGCTATATCTCATGGCGTTGAGTTCGTCTGCCTCTATGACGGCAAGCGCTACTACGTTGGCGACAGATCTTTCACGTCGCTCTCGTCCGCCGCTGACTACGTGCGCGGTAAATAATTGCAACGCTGGTTATTTTATAGACATCGGGTAGCTCCCGTTGCTATAGGCCCAGTAGGATTCCGCATCCCTGCTGGGCCTTCTTTATACCGTTGAGATGCGGGGATGCGGTGGACTAAAGATGGTCGAAGAATGGCGAGACATACCAGGGTATGAAGGCGAATACGAAGCTAGTAGTTTTGGTCACATAAGATCAGCTAGGTATCATAGAGTTCTCAAAGAGCAATTAGTCGGTGGTCCTAAGGGGTATTTGTATGTAGGGCTTAAATTAAGTTTTGAGAATACAAAGGTTAAGCAAGTGCACCGTCTTGTTGCTGCTGCGTTCTTTGTATGCAGTAACCTTGAAGTCGACCATATCGATTGTAACCATAAGAACAATAGGGTTGACAATCTTGAATACGTAACAGGTAGAGAAAATTATTTGCGTGCTGTCCGCACAGGAGTATGCAGCAGACCTAAGGCGATATTGAGAAACGACGGCAAGTCATATGAGAGCATACGGCAATGCGCAAGGGACAATAGGTGCCAACCAGTAGACATCAGGAAAGTTCTTGCTGGGAAACAAAAAACGCTCCACGGTTATACATTTGATCGTTGCGGCTGTTTTGTAGCATAAGCAGATAGCATACCCGCCCCACTCCCAAACCGTCTACCTGCGGAAACGCAAAGGGACCGGCGGCCAATCACGAGAGTTTAATTTTTTCGTTGTTTTTGAATCAAAATTAGGAGGTGACGAGCTATGCCAGGACGCCAAAAGCTACCCGTAGAAGTCATACAAGCTCGAGGCAGGACTGAGATGTCCGCTGAGGATATCTACGAGCGCAAACGCCGCGAACCACATAGCCCAGACACCGCGATAATCTGCCCGACATATCTCACGACGAAGAAAGAACAACACGAGTTTGAGCGCTACGCAGAGATGCTCGACAGGCTCCACGTATGGAGTGAACTTGACGCAGACGAGCTTGCCCGCTATATCATCGCTGAGCAAGCCTACGAGAACTACGCGAAGCGGCTCCGTAAGGTGATACGCGAGCAAGACCTCGCTCAAGCTCAGAGCATCCAACGCCTAGAGATCGCCCAAGCCGAGCAGGCGCGGAAGTCGGCAAGCGCTCTCGGCATGACTATCACGAGCCGCTGCAAGCTCGTAGTCCCAACACCAAATGACGACGAAGCACTCGACGTCTGATCCCGTCTTTGAGACACACTCAGAGATCAAGGTACCGGAGATCGCCGACTATCTCCAAGCTGTAGAGACGGGAGAGTGCGTCCCATGCAAGAATCAAATTGAGCTTGCGAAGCACGTCCGTCACGTCTTTGCCAGCGAGCAGCTTTGGGTAAATATTGACCAGCTCGCGCGTTATATGAGCTACCAGCGCTATTTCAGCTTTGAGCTTCTGCCATGGGAGAAGTTTCTCATCGCGCTTTGGCTCTGCACGTACATCAAAGACGGCGACGAGTACTTCCCACGGTGGCCGCAGCTGCTTATGTTAATTGGCCGTGGCGGAGGCAAGAATGGCTTCATAAGCTTTTGTGCTTGGTGCCTCGTCTCAAAGGCAAACGGCGTCCCTTTCTATGACGTCGACATCTGCGCAAACACTGACGAACAAGCTCAGACGTCATTTTTAGACGTGAAGCGCATCCTCGACGCAGAGACCGGCAAGTGGAAAAAAGCCTTCCACTGGAATATGGACGGCATCACTAACATCTCGACAGGATCACGCATCAAACACCGTACCGACAACCCCAACTCCAAGGACGGGCTGCGCTCGGGCTGCGTAATCTTTGATGAGCTCCATGCCTACACCGACTGGAAAAACCTCAACGTCTTTACTACCGGCCTAGGCAAGACCGACGACCCTCGTAGGCTCTACAGCACAACCGATGGGGACGTGAGAGACGGCCCGCTTGACAAGCTCAAGGATCGCGGCGCCCGCATCCTCTCAGGTGAGGAGCAAGACCGTGGTCTCTTGCCTTTTATCTGCCGGCTTGACTCTGACGACGAGGTACACACGCCGGGGCTATGGCCGAAAGCCAATCCCCGCTATCTCTACTCGGCATCGCTCAGGCATGAGATGGCCGATGAGTACGAGGACTGGAAGCTCGACCCGGTCAATAACTCGGCTTTTATGACTAAGCGTATGAATCGCCCGCAAGGCAGAAAGGACGTGGAAGTGGCCTCATGGGATGAGCTGCTCGCGGCCTCACGCGACCCGGGCGATCTGCACGGCAAGCCTTGTGTGATCGGTATCGACTTTGCGAAAAGCTCCGACATGGTGGGAGCTGCGATCCTCTGCCGCGACGGCGAGGAATGGCAAGCTGTCATACATGGGTGGTGGTGTACGCACTCATCTGACGCTGGGACCATAAAGGCGCCTCTCGAAGAATGGGCCGCCGATGGCCTCTTAACCATCGTCGATGATGTCGAGATAAGTCCCGACCTCATCGCGGCATGGTGTAGAGACGCCGAACGGGATCATGAGATCCGCGCGGTGGCATACGACAACTACAGGCATGTATGGCTCCGACGCGCTCTCGATGAGCAAGGCTTTAGTGCTAGTGGCAAAGAGTCGCGCTGCGTCCTCACCCGCCCGTCTGACATTATGCGCGTGCAGCCGTCTGTCACCTCAGCTTTCAAGCGCCATCTTATCGCGTGGGGTGCCAATCCTCTTGCGAGGTGGGCTGCGAACAATGCAAAGCTCGAACCTGCTCCGCACGGAAATTTTATTTACGGAAAGATCGAGCCCCGCTCTCGCAAGACAGACCCTTTTACCGCTCTTATCGCAGCGTTTTGCGTCGGCGACAGGCTCGACGAACCAGAGCCAGCGCCAATTGAAATGATGGAACCGATGTTTTTTTAGGAGGTGGGCATGGGAATAGCACAGACGATCTATGACTGGCTCGGCAACAAGCTCTCAACCTCCGGTGACGTGATCACCACTGACATAGCGCGCTGTAAGTATATGGAGCTCGCTCGCCTCATCGGCGCAAGCTACGTCTCGGCAGCCGTGCAAGCATGTGACATCCGCTTCTACGGGGCTGACGGCAGGCGAACCCTAGATGATGCAGCGTGGCTCTGGAACGTGTCGCCGAACCAGAACTACTCGGCAGACCAGCTACTCGACGCTATGGTCAACCAGATGTTCGAGCGCGGTGAGGCTCTTGTCGTACCGTTTCAGGGCTACAGCGGGGCGTCGACCCTCTGGTACGCGACGGACTGGACCGTCAACGAGCAGCATGGCATAGGCACCGCCGACCATTTCACAAACGTGATGGTCGAGGGTCAGCCGATGAAATCCGACTATTACGCGTCGCAGGTCTACCGCTTCAACCTCGACGCGACGCCAGACAAGCGGTTCTCTCAACTCAAGAAAGCCATAGGCGACCAGTACTCGGCGCTCGCCGACAGCGCGGCAACAGCCTACAAGGGTGGCAACACCCGTCGGTACAAGTGGCGCAGGTCGAGCACGACAAGCGGCACGCTAAAGGAGCAGCAAGAGCAGCTCGCACTGATGAAAAAGCAGGTGCAGGCCTTCGTCTCCTCAGACTCTATCGCCGTATGGCCAGAGTACACCGGCAACGAGCTCGAGTCTTTCTCTGATGGCAGCAGCACCGCTAACGCCTCGACTGATTTTGTCTCGATCCGCAAAGACATGTTCGAGCTCGCTGCGTCCTGCATGCGTATGCCCACATCGATGCTTTATGGCAATGTCAACAACTTCTCGACAGTCTTTGACTCTTTTATCACCTTCGCTATCGACCCGGTGGCTAAGGTCATCGGCGACGAGATCACGCGCAAGACCTACACGCAAGACGAGTGGGCAGCAGGTGCTCACTGCGATCTCGACACCTCGCAGATCAAGCATCGCGACCTCTACGACGCCGCGGGCGACATTGATAAGTTGATCGCCGATGGCGTCAACTCTGTAAACGACACACTCCGTGACTTTGGCCGCGACTTGATCGATGAGGCGTGGGCAGACGAGCATCTTCGCACGAAAAATTACGAGACCGCAAACTCCAAACAAAATGCGGGAGGTGAAAACGATGAATAATCGCTTCTATACGATGGGGGCAACCGGAAATGCCGCTGACATCTACATTTTCGGCGATATCACCTCAGTGCCTTTTGCTGAGTCGGACGTCGATGCTCATAGCTTTGCGTCTGACCTGGTCTCGCTCGAGGCAGTATCTGAGATCACCTGCCACATATCAAGCTACGGCGGTGAGGTTGAGGAGGGGCTCGCGATCTACAACGCGCTGCTCTCCAATCCCGCTCATGTAACGACAATCTGCGAGGGACAAGCCTGCTCTATCGCCTCAGTGATCTTTATGGCGGGTGACACCCGTATCATGCGCTCCGCATCCGCGCTCTTTGTCCACGACTGCTGGACTATCGCTCAAGGCGACGCCGACGACCTGCGTAAGGTGGCCGATGATCTCGACGAGCAGATGATTGCTTGCAAGCTGGCATATATGCGCGGCGGGATTGACGAGGCAGACCTTGACAGCCTGCTCAAGGCTGATACGTGGGTGAGCCCTGATGATGCCGTCTCCTACGGGTTTGCCACGGAGGTAGATCTCGGCGAGGAGTCAGACAAGGTAGCCGCATCTGCACATAATGCAGCCTATGCCCGCATCTTTGCCAAGCCTTCCGCACCTACCGATGCGCTGCCAGCCTACGCACAAGACCTTGCGTCAATGATCGCCGACGAGGTATGCGCAAGGACGACCGCGGCAGACCAACCAACACAGATAGACCCGGAGCCCGTACATATGAGCCCGGCTAAGCGGCTTAGTGCCGCGCTTAATCGCTAATAAAAATTAAACACAGAAAGGAGTGAGCATGCCTATTAAGCTCACCTCCAACGCCTACGCCGAAGCCTCTAACGCTCTGGCACAGACCATCATGCGCGACGGTGCCACCTCTGGTGATGTCGACGGCGCAATCCAAGAGCTCGCATTCGCTATCTCTGATGAGATTCGCGGCTCTTTCGAGTCCGCCGGAAACGATCGCCAAGCCCTCGCTTCCCGCGGCTTCAAAGTCCTTACCTCTGAGGAGCGTGTCTACTTTGACCGCTTTGCCAAGGCCGCGACCGCAGCGCACACCAAGGCGGAATTTATCGACAACATGGACGGGGCAAACCTGCCTCAGACCGTGATCGACGACGTGATGAGCTACGTACAATCGCAGCATCCCTTCCTCGCGGCCTTAAACATCCGCGCGGTAAGCCGCATCACAAAGATCTATACCAATGCGGGAGCTGCACAAGAGGCTCTCTGGGGCGATCTCGGCGACGCTATCACCAAGGAGATCACCGGTGCGTTTAAAGAGCTAGACGCAACGCAGAACAAGCTCTCTGCCTACGCGATGATCTCCAAGGATGAGCTCGAGCTTGGCCCCACCTACCTTGATGCTCTTATCATCGCAAGCCTCGGCGAGGCAGTATCAAACGGCCTCGAGCATGGGTTTGTCTCCGGCACTGGACTCAAGCAGCCTATAGGCTTTGACCGTAGCATTGCCTCCGGAGTGAGCGTCTCTACCACCACCGGCTATCCGCAAAAGACCGCACTCGCCGTTATGGACTTTACTCCCGCTACCTATGGCAATCTGCTTGCCAAGCTTGTAGTCGATTCCAACGGGCGTCAAAAGAACATCAGCGTCACGACAAACGCCGGCATTACGACCCCGAGCTTCGCTCTGGTGACGAGCCTCTCCGACTACCTCACTAAGATCATGCCAGCGACTACGCTGCTCAACCATGAGGGCGCCTATGTCAACGGTCTTTTCCCTGTGCCGACAGCAACCTACACCTCAGCTTACATCGGCTCAGGCAAGGCTCTGCTCTGTATCCCCTCTGAGTATTACGCTCTTGTGGCTGCTAATCGCGGCTTAGAGATGAGCGATGAGTATAAGTTCCTCGAGGACAAGAGGGTCTACAAGCAGGTAATGTACGGCGCAGGACAAGCCAAGGACGACACCTCAGCTATCTTGCTCGACATCTCCGCTCTCGATCCTGCTTATCTCAATGTCAAGGTCAACGGCACTGTAACAACTAAGTCCGCATCCTAGGCTCTAAGGAGGTGAGCGCATGACCTCCGATGAGATTACGGCAGCTGTCAAGCGCAAGCTAAACATCACGTGGTCCGATACTACTACTGATGCTCGCGTCGCAGATGTTATTACCAAGTCTGAGGCGACCATGCGCCGCCTCTGTGACTGTCCGACTGACGCTACCACATGGGATGATGAGGACATTGGGATGCTGCTCGACGCTTGTCTCTATGAGTTTTCCAACGCTGCCGATGATTTCCGCGTCAACTACGCTGACGCTATACAGGCATGTCGATTAAAACACGAGGTAACAGACGATACGTCGGTGAGTGCCGATGCTTAAATCATCCATGGATGTTTATAACGACGGGGTGGTTGCTATCATGAGCGCCACCCCGTCGCGCTCTGATGTAGGTGTAAATCCGTCTGGCATCGTAGGACTCGAGCGCGTGCGCACGATGGCCTACATGCAGATGAGCCGGCAAGAGCAAGATGTAAAGCTTGCAGACGATGAGGGCTTTGAGCTCTCGGCAAAGCTCAAGATAAGGCATGTCGGAGACGTCACGCCTGAGCTTTTCGCGCTGCTGGGCTCACGTCTCTGCGAGATAGGTCACGTCGATGATGATCGCACGCATGATTATCTCTATTTGTCTGAGATAAAGACAGACGGCACGGCACAGCTGCTAGCAAAGACCGAGACGGTCGACGACTACGGGATTGCTAAAACATCATGGGACGGCCCGACGATATATGTCCGGCAGGCAACAAAGCAGCTACTAGGTCGCTTTGAGGCCTCAGCACAGACGCTCAATCCGTCCACGACGCTTGTAATCCGCACCTGTGACTATGGCAATCAGCCGAAAGTTTTGCGTGCAAATGTCACCTATAGCGTCACGTCGACCTCGAGTGACGGCAGGTGGATACGCCTTGTCTGCGAAAGGGGGACAGTATGAGTGCGGCGGGGCATGAGGACTCCATCTCTATAAGTCCAGACCAGATCGCCTACGAGATCAATAACGCGGTAAAAAAAAGAATCGAGATAATCGGACAGGCCTCTGAGGAAGACGTCGAGGCTACAGCTAAAGATGTAGTCGCAGACCTCAAAGAGACGTCGCCGAAGCTCACAGGGAAGTACGCAAAAGGGTGGACGTACGATATGCACATAGCTGCGGACAGCAGCCCGTACGCTGTCGTGCATAATAAGTCGAAGCCCGGACTTACTCACCTTCTCGAGCATGGCCACGGTGGGCCTGCTCCTGCCAAAGCTCACCCGCATATAGAGGCGGCCTACGAGCGTGGGTCGGCAGAATTTGAGGAGAAGGTGAAAGGATGAGCGCGCCTGCTACAGTCGCTGATCTTGTCGCTGCCATAAAATCGACCGGCCTCACGTTCCGCTACGGATATTTTGGGAGCGGCCCGGGGGACGCCATCGACACATACCCGATGCCGCGCATCACCTATCGATTTAAGCTTACGCCAAGCGCGGACTACGCCGCAGGCAAGGCGTGGCATAGGACCGCCCGCTATGACGTCGAGCTTGAGGAGCCTGCTAAAAGCTTTGATACCGAAAAGCTGGTGTCCGATGCTCTTAATTCTGCTGGCATTCCATGGGATCGCTACGAGTACCCGCAGGATGGCACGACCGAAGGTACCCATTGGCTGCAGGTCATATGGGAGACGTCTGTCTGCGAGGACTGACGTCAAGTTCTGATCACGCCCCGGTATGGGCTTTTTTTATGTCAAAAATCACGGAAGGAGCCTCTAATGGCAAGTAGCGAAACTACGAATATTTATGAGTACGGCGTCAAGGCGATCTTACTCAGCTTCAAGAGCAGCGGGACCACCACCACGTGGGCCGCGTCCCACGCCTACGCCCTGAACGACACCGTGACCGCATCGGGCAATCTCTACAAGGTCACCACCGCAGGAACCAGCGGTTCGACCGTCCCGACGTGGCCCGCGTCCGGCACCGTCACGGACGGCACCTCGCTCGTCTGGACCTACGTCTCGGCGGCAAGCGGCTACGAGTCCCCCATCCAGATCTATGGCCCGACTGAGCTCAAAATAGCGCTCAAGACAAACCAAGACACCCTATACGCTGCTGATGGTGTATGGGCTACGATCAACTCGGTGAGCTCGGCGACAATCACGCTCAAGTACTATCAGACGATTGCCAAGGCCATCCGCGCTCGCATGCTCGGCCACAAGACCGACGCTAATGGCATCGGCTACATGACAAACATCCCCACTCCAGAAGAATTTGCGCTCGGTGCCATTTTCGAGGGCGCCGCGCAAAATTATCTGAGGTGGTTCTACCGTTGCCAGGCAATTGACCCCGATGAGGACCGTACGACCGTGGGCGAAAAGATTGAGGCCGCAGAAAACGAAATGTCCATCCTCGCCACACCCAAGGAGATCGGGGATGAGAAGATCATCTGCTCTGATCCTATCGGCTCGATAGATGATAAGGCTGTCTTTGATACCTACGCAAGTAGTGTCTATGTCGCTGCCGCTACCACCGACACTCTCACGACGGGAGCGTAATCCATGAGGATCGTCAAGATCAGTGGGAAAGAGATACCGATCAAGGCGAATCAGGCGACTAAACTCCGCTATCGGCAGGAATTCGGGACGTCACTTACGGGTGATGTTCTCGAGCTCCTCGCCCCACTCATGCAGGACAAGGCTTTTCTGAGACGCATGACGGACGGCGGAATCTCGACGGCTGATATCGTCAAACTTGTACTCTCGCCCGGGAATGATGTGCAAGACGTAATGACGCGGGTCCTATGGGCTTGCGCATGGGCGGCGGACCGCAGCATCCCGGACTTCGACCAGTGGACCGACTCAATCCAAGACAAGGATGAGGCGGCCTTTTCACTCTTTTCTGATGGGGACTTGTCCCGGTGGGTGGTTGACGTAGAACTTGCCGTAGGCAGGGCTTTTTTAGGGATAGACCCGACCGCGAGCGTATCGAGTCAGGCGAAAAGCCGCCAAAGGAAATAGCACGCGACCTCGACCTGACTATGCTTTGGCACGCCCGTAGGATCGGGCTCACCGACGACGACCTCGACTATCTCAGTGACTCACAGCTAAGTGATCTGCTCGAGATAGACACCTGGTTCAACAGCCCCACCGATAGCACAAAATCAAAGTCTCACCAAGTAGTCCACCACATGACGCCCGCGGAAGTGGACGCCCAATTTTCACGTGTCTGAAAAATGAATAGAGGCGAGCATGGCTGAGTCCTATAAGGGTCTTACAATTAAATTTGGGGCCGACTACACGAGCCTGTCAAGCGCCCTCAGCTCCATAAGCAAGCAGGCGTCGACAGCTCAAAGCAAGCTCAAGAGTGTGCAGTCCGCCCTCAAGATGGACCCAGGTAACACTACCTTGCTCGCCAAGCAGCAAGAGGCCCTCGCTAGCAAGGTGTCGGCTACCAAGGATAAGCTCGATGCATACAGCCAGGGGCTACAGAGCCTAAAAGATAAGCAATCGACAGGCGCCACGCTCACAGAAAAAGAGCAGCGTCAATACGAGCAGCTCTCCACGTCGATCTCTACCACGGAAGCACGACTAAAAACATATACCAAACAGCTTGAGGCTGCCCGTGTGGAGTATGCCGCACAGGAAAGTGCTCTTGGCCAAGTAGGCTCCAAGCTTACCGATCTCGGTGAGAAGTACGGATCGACAGGGGAGACGGTAAGCAAAGTCGGAACAACCGTACTCGGCGCCACAACAGCTGTTGCGGGCGCCTCGCTTGCCGCTTTCGATGCCGTAGACTCTGCTACCGATGAGGCAATCCGCAAGACGGGAGCGACCGGTGACGCTGCCGATGCGCTCTCGGAGTCCGTCAAAAACGTAGGGGCAAGTGCCGCTGCTGCTAAGGCTGACTGGACAGAGATTGGCGACACCGTCGGCGAGGTGCAAGTCAAGTTCGGTCTTACGGGAGATAGCCTCGAGGAGCTCTCGGAGCAATTTCTAGAGTTCGGGGAGAACACCGGTACAACCGCGTCTGATGATATCGAGACCGTATCACAGGCGATGGATATCTTTAACGTCTCCGCCGATCAAACTAGTAACGTATTAGGCCTCTTCCAGGCAACATCTCAGGCTACAGGGGCGTCCGTCTCTGACCTCATGAGCCAAGTTCAACAAAACGGCGCGACGTTTCAGTCGATGGGCCTCGATATCGACCAGTCGGTGACACTGCTTGGCAGCTTCGAGGAGTCTGGCTACGACTCGTCTCAGATGCTCGCGGCGCTCAAAAAGGCTGCCGCAGCCTATAACGAAAAAGGCGAGGACATGCAGACCGGTCTTGCCGATCTCGTGTCACGTTTGCAGGATAGCTCCACTCAGGCCGACGCCACAGCAGAGGCATACGACCTTTTCGGCACCAAGGCCGGCACGACTTTTGTCAAGGCTGCTGAGTCTGGGAAGGTCAATCTCACCGACCTTAGTGGATCGCTTGACAGCTACGCCTCTACCGTAGACGATACTTTCGACGCTACCGAGGACGGTGTCGACAAGGCTCAGCAGGCCTTTAAGTCTCTCCAAGAGGCAGGATCAACGCTCGGCAATGCTCTCTCTGACATTATGGGCCCGACGCTTGAGTCTGCGGCAGAGGGCATCAAATCCTTTGCGGATTCTTTAGACTCCATGAGTGATGATGAGAAGCAGGGCGCGGCAAATGCGATTGTACTTGTCGCTGAAATAGCTGCCGTTGTCACCGTCGCGGGCAAGGCAATATCTGGCTTAAAGTCTATGGGGACGGCGCTTACAAGTGCTGCCCAATTTTTTGCCAAGGTCGGCGGCGCGGCAGACACAGCGGATGAGGCAATTGAAGCGTCAAGCGTTGCTATGGGAGTTGCTAAAACCGCTGCGCTGACTCTCGCAGCTGTGGGGATAGCTGTATTAGTAGATAAAATATATGAATATACGCAAAAACAAGAAGAGTTTACTAAGGCTACAAAGGGGCTTTCGGATGCGGCAAACAACACGGAATCTCTCAAAACATATAGTGGGAATCTTAAAAATGTAGGAGACGCTGCATCTAGTTCAGCTGAATCTGTAGATGATATGATCTCGGATCTTGCCGATAGTGCCGATACGATCAACCAGACAAATCAAGAAGCCGAAAGTCAAATTGATACACTTACAAGCGCTAAAGATATCATTGATCAATATTCGGGTATGACCGATCTGTCAACAAGTGCACAAGGGCGTTTGCAATGGGCTGTGCAACAAATAAATGATGAGTTTGGTACAACTATATCTGTTGCTGATGTTGCCACAGGGTCATATAAAGACCAAAACGGGGAAGTCCAAAATCTTAAGCAATCAATAGATAATCTTGTTGCTTCTAAAGAGACTGAGATTAAAGAGACCGCTATTGAGAGTGATCTTACCCAGGCCTACGAAGACCAAAGAGAAGCAGCGGCTTCGCTTGCTGCAGCGCAGGATAAATATAACAGTGACAAGGCTGACTACATCCAAAAAGACATGGAGATGAACGGCGTATCAGAAGAAGCAGCAGAAAAAGATTGGGAAGTAGCTGCATCACTTGATGGTACTAATGATTCGTTAAGTAAAGCTCAAACAGCTTATGATGGAACTACTAATAATGTCCAGAAATATACAGAAGAGTTAGGCGATACTGCAGCAGCTGCCAGTGATTCTGCTGACGCTTATACTAAATGGGCGTCTACTTTATCCGAGATCGACCAAGCTACGCTTGAACAGCATGGTACTACTTTCGGTGCCCTTTCAGATGACTTACGTGATCTTGGGGTTA